AGCGTAGAGAGTTTTTTGAGTAGGTCGCTATTATTTTGACCCACTTCTGGTTTTCCAAGAGCTGATTGCACAACGCCCTGTGCGTAATCTCCATAAGATGGTCCGCCATCAAAAAGTGAACTCAGGCCACTAAGATCAGAAGCGCCCGCCATATCGGTATTGAATCTTGAAGATAATATGTTCGATACTGTACCACCCTGATTAGCCGGTTTAGCTCCCAGTACTTCCTGAATGCGCTGTGATAGATTTTGCGGCGCAACATCAGTTTGCGGCTGTTGCTGCCATGGCATCTGGGGAATATCCGAAGCGCCATATAAATTAACCGGCTGTGCAGATTGTGCATCAAACATTTGGGATAAAATCGATCTTATGTCATCCATTTTATAGACCAAATAATTTGGTTATGGCTCCGAGCAAGTTTCCTTGGATGCCCTTCTTATTAGCTGCTAATTGCGCCTGTAATGCGCCCGTATTCATAGCATTGGTATAAGCATTATTTAATATGCCCCTAGTATTGATTGCCGCTTGATTTTGTGCGTCTTGATAGCCGGATGTAAGTCCACGGAATAAAGTTTCTCCGCCCCTATCAGCAGCAAATAACGGCGTCCTGCCCATCATAGATAATTTACGGTTCTGATTGGTAAGCTGCATGATTGAATCAGCTAAATTCTGCTGCCCTTGCTCACGCTGTTGCCCATAAATCTGCTGATAAAGCGGATTATTGGTATCGGTTGCGGCGGCGGCGTATTGCTGCGCTGGCGCAAAAGCTGTTTTCTGTTCGCCAGGAAGGCTTAAAAAGGGATATGCAGATGCAATGGATTGTGCAGCTGATGGCTGCATTTTCTGCATTAGTTGCAACATTTGTAAAATATCTGAAGCCATTAGCGAATACCTCCAACTTCCCCATATAGGGTGAAGCCCGTTATGATGTCTGGTGTTGCGCTTGATTCTGTCAGGAACTCAATCCTGACTTGCTCGCCCCGCCAGCGGAGAGGATATTTAGTTGCTTGGGCGAAGTTTCCGGCTCCTATGGGCGTAACGCCAATGATCGCGCTCCCGATCTGGCCAGCCCCAACAGCAGAAACAACGATGGAATCGCTTGAAAATGCATCCCAACCCGCTACGGCATTGATAGTATATGCTATTCCAGTTGTGCTTTCAAATATGGGCTTAATGTACTGCCCTTGCTTAACCCTAACCGTTTTTTGCGGCTCTTCCATACCAAGCCAAGCCGTAGTTAAATCGGTCTGGATTCTTGTGCCGACATCAGTTGCCGCGCTATTATCCATTTGATAAACAAGGCCATTTGTGCCACACGCCAGAAGATCACCGTTATGGCGCACAAAATAATGATTCTGTTGCGCCCATAATCCGGTGAACAAATGCCATGAGGAAATGATCTGCAACTGTCCGGCATCGTTATAGGTGGGATTCGTATTTAAAATGTAGCATACGTCACTAATTTTGGTTATGAGCCATGACCGGCGCGGATAAAATGAAAGCTGTATGTTTTCCGGATTTGAGGCAAGGATTGCGCGCAACATGGCAGTACGCACAGGGACAGACGCGTTATTCTGCACTGTCGTATTGCTGATATTGCCAATGTTGATTGCCTGCAAACCCTCAGTTGTTACATGCAATAGGTCGCTGCCATTCGTTCCAAGGCCGAAACGAGATGCTATACCGTTTGGATAAAAGGCAATCGGCTTAAAATCAATAGTAGTTGAAGCCGTATCGGCAATAGGCGTAATACCGTCATAGATATATAAATTCTTTGTTCCCGATGCCACGAAATATTTTTGGAATGTCCCCATGCTTAAAATGGTGTCGCCAGTTGGCTGCTGGGTTCCAAAGCTAAATGATGTAGTATCTAGCGTTTCTTGATATGTTGTCACATCCTGGGCATCATCAGGAGCCGATATAACAATATTCGTTTGATCTCTTGAATCTAAATAATAAACACGACCATAATGCACATGCACCCATGAAGCAATTGGCATGGCTGATTTAAAGAATACCAGAGCATCTCCTGCGGTTTGCCCGGTTATCTGCCCATTACTATTTGCCTGCGGAGCATAATTTATATTAGCGCTTACGCTGCCGACAATTGCAATGGCTGAGCGCGTAGTATTGTAGACGAAATCACCGATACGGATGGTTGTATTTGAAAAATTTACACCACTAACGGCCACAACGCCGGTTGTAGTTCCCGTGGTGGCCGTAGCTATATTATCAGTGGTGCCATTTCCCTGCGGAATTATATTCAGATCAACATAATCTATAAGCTGATAAATATCACCGCTCTGCTGATCTCTTACGGCATTTCCAACTCCGGTAGCGGCGCTGCCTATGGCTGTAATAGTAAGTGCCGCACTGGCAACAGTCGATACAATACCATATGCATTAAGGGTAACATTATAAACAATGTCATTGTTTGATACTAATGTTTGATTTATCCAATTGGAAATCTGCCCATCTATAACGCTAGTTGCCGATGTGCCGCCAGCCATCGTGCCAAGCGTGATAATGGCCTTAAGTTCCTTAAAGGTATTACCGCCGTCATCAGTGTAGAAATTTCGGTCAACGCCGTTTACAAAAATAAGCTTATCTTCGGCCTGCGCGCTTAAAAGTTTTACGTTTGATTTACCGCTGACAACGGTAGCCGCCGTACCGAAACTATTAAATCTATATATGTTACCGAAATTGTCCGATGTAAACAGCGTTTCGACGCCGGTATTGCTTACATATTCATGCATCCTGGTCAGGTTTGGAGCGCCGCTTACGGCGACGCCGAAAACGGACATTCCAGGACGACGCTCTGCGCCACCCGTAATATTTCTAAATCTGTTTGTATAGGTTTCTGCAAATGTAATCGGGCGTTCAAATTCTGAAAAATCAGTTCCAAGCCCATAGGGAGGCAATTGATAATCAACCGTTATCATCTATTCCTCCTGCTAATCAGGGATGGAGTAAATGATACATCCCAACCAGTATCGCCTTTAAAGCGGTTTAATGCCTCCTTTCTTGCATTAAGATAGTCTTTATAAGTAACGGAATAGCGATCTGTGGGAGCTCCACCAGATTCATTTAAAATAGCCCTGGCAAGCGTGCCGAGAACCACAACGCGCGCTGGAAACGGTATGATTGTATTACTATCGCTTGTCGTATAAAGTGGCGTTCTAATATAATAAAGAACTGAGAACAGAGATCCATCTTCAGCCTGTGCCGGTTTCGGCCTTACGCGAATAATTGGATTGCCGCTGCTGGCATCCGTTCCAAATATCGTATATTGGGTTGGCGTTCCGATGGCGGTCACGCGGGTTAAAACGCGCATTTCATCAATAGTTACGTGCAATAGCGGGCCACGCCGAATCGAAAGATATAGGTCACCGATATTCTTAATATTAGCGCTGGTATTTACTAAATAATCGACTTGTCCGGACACGCATGTTACGTTGGCTGTAACCAATGTTTCCTGCCAGTTCCCAAAATCGGAGAGATCATTGCAGGTATCATTTATGAAGTCGATAAGCTGAATGGAAAGCTTGTTATTAGACAGCGCAGTTTCCGTCAGGCCAAGCTTGCGCTGCACCTCATTTACGGTTTGAAGGACGGTATATCTGACATCGCCCACGCCCATTTATTTTACCCCGTAGGCGGAAGCCCTTGTGTGGAAAATGGTGTAGGAAGTACCCCCGGCAAGCGCGAATACGTTATTAACGCCGAGGTTATTGATAGTCCCGCCAGTGGGCGGCCATAGATTTGCAGAGGTCGCCGTTTCATTGACGATATACTGGACAAGACCAACTTTATTGGCGGGGATTGCAAAGCCAGTTTGCGCCCCATCGTTGATCCCCTGTAATCGATTGATGCTATTGGTTAAGACAGCGGCAGCGCCCTGTGTTGTTCCAGCAGCACTTACAATACCAACAGAACTGATATGAAGCGCGCTACAATAAACACTTGCGCTATTAGCAGAAACGTCTCCGCCTATAAATAGCCCGCCCGTATTCCGCGAAACAAGCGCGCCGCCAGCAACATTTAAAGCGCTGCAAAGAACCGAGCCACCACTTGTACTAAAATCTCCGTTTCCTACTATACTAATGCCAGCATTAACCATGGTAACGGCGCTCGTTATAGTAACGGATCCGGCTATTATCGTCTGACCAAGGCTCGCTATCCCTTGGCTGGTATTTAATACCGCGGCATTAATACTAGCGGCTGAAACACTGCTAAAAATACCGGCAGTGGCGCTGACACGCGGCGTGACAAGCTCGGTAGTTACTAGAGGCCCAGCCATTGATTGCGATGCCGTTTCGACAATATTGATCTGCGAATCAATTAAATTCGCATAATCATTACCGTCCGGAACGTCATTGGTCTGGAAAAATGTTTTAAGGGTATTTTTATTATAGGTAGTCATGTTACTGCCCCGCTTTCAAAGGCGGCGTTATCATGGCTAGTTTTGACATTGGTCTTACCAACAAAGGTGGGCGCAACCGTAGTCGTGAGTGGATTTACCGATTCATAATTAGGGCCACGATAAGGATTGACGGGATAGGGATCAGCTAAGGGAGATGCAATTTCCTGTAAATTCCTAAGAAGCGGTTTTTTGGCGAGAGCACCCCAAAAATCGAGATGAACCTTACTGGAATAGGTCGTAAAGCCAGTATAATCATCTGTAATTAGATAGTCGCCCTTGCGTCCTCCGCGTCTTGCCATAAGCTATCCATTATCTCCCCTGTGGGCGGTAGTTGGTCTGTTTAAACCCATTGCTTAATTTGAATGGCTTTGGCGGAGAGTGCTTCGGCTCATCGGGACGGCGTTGGGCGGTATTTGGGGTCAGTCCCTTACAGGGATCAATTTTCGGTGGTTCCTTCATTCTAAGTCTCCGGGCCTGCCTGTTGGATAAAGAATGTAGCCGCCTCTCCTGCGCCAGCCGATGCTAGTGCTCGCACACGGACACGAATTGCGCGCGGGGGAAATGCATAGTTTGTATCGTAAGCGCCATTAGCGGCCCCAGCTTGCGTAGCAGACGTCAAAACCGTGTTATTAACCCATACGCCAGCAGATACGTTTGCCGTCAGGTTGATGGC